AATGTCATAAACCATTTCTGAGGTCGCTGGCTTAACTACTGGTACTGAGGCAACGATATCCGCCATAAGAAAACTCCTTAACAGGTTACTTCGGTAGTCTTAACAGTTGCAACCCAACGTATGGTCTTACCATTCTCACCCGTTACGAAAATAGCAAGTCTACCATTGATAACATCTGCAGCAGCCCTAACATCCCAAGATACGCTAGTTTTGCCGACAATAATCTTATTAAAGTTGATCATGTTTGTTGACGCAGATCCAGAGTCCCTAGAAATGCATCCGGAAAGCGTAAATGCCGAACTGCCACCGACGGCGTCGGCTCGCCTTGCGACAATATTTACGTCAAAAGCCATGGTCGCGTAGTTAGGTAACACAAATGCGTTGCTGTTTGAAGCACTCATGCCGTCTAGAGAAAGCTCTCTTTCTGTGCCGTCGTTTGTCACCCCGCGAAGAATACCTGTCCTAGATTGAGCATCGCCTGCGGCAGAAAAAGATCCATTGGACTGAACGCTAACCTGGATGCCTCGAGCTGTTGCCCCAGTACCAACAATACTTTGACCGTTCAAATCAAAAGCAGGCAAACGAACCACGCTGCCGGATTCATTCTTGGTAAATAACACTCCGTCTGCCGTATTTATGGCGAGTTCGCCAGTAGAAAGCGCTTCTGCGGCAGGCATTGTGCCCGAAGATGTATTCCGCTTAAGTCGGATGGTGTTGGCCATCAGAATGTGCCGCCATCAACAGTGCTGGATGGATCTAGGTAGTCGGTTCCAGCAGATGCTGCCGAAAGTGCAGATGTTCCATTTCCCTTGAGAATGCCAGTGAGGGATGTCGCTCCAGTTCCACCGTTACTAACAGCCACGGTGCCAGTAACATTTGCTGCCTTGCCTGCAATGTCTCCATTAATGTCCGATCCAGGAATAGTTGATATTCCAGTAAAAGCACTTGTTCCATTGCCCTTCAGATAACCTGTCAGTGTGGTGGTACCAGTACCGCCATAAGCAACATCGATGACGGTACCATTCCAGTTTCCCGTCGAAATGGTTCCTAGAGTTGTTATGGATGTCTGGCCGACATAAGTTGCTGCTATGTCAACTGAATCAGCATTGACGGTGATTCGACTGGAAGTGCCGACGACGTTGAGTGTATTAGCAGACTTGGTTAGACCAGCCCCTGCAGCAATCTGACCCGCCCCAGAAAACTGAGCAAACGACAGTGCAGTGGAACCAAGCGTATAGGAACCAGTTGGCTTCTGCAAGACATAGCCGTTTGCTGCGTCAGTACCGTCCTCAACAAAGAAAAATGCCCCACCATTGAGCTTGGCCTCGGTATTGGCATCCAGTGCCCGAGTCATGGCCGACGAGGCACCATTAAACACGTAAATGCCATTCTGGGCAGATGTAGTCTGAGTCTTGACTAAGACTCTGTCACCCGACGACAGAGAAACGCCATCGATCGAGCTGCCAGGAGCGGAAATAGTGACATCCGCCTGAGTGGCAACCCGGACCGACTGTTTCGGATCAAGCCCTTGACTGGTCGAGTCGACGTAAGCTTTGGTTGCGGCATCTTGTGAGTTAGATGGATCGGCTAGATTGGTAATCTTCTGACTGTTGAGGGTGACGGCATTGGTGGGGGACCCCATCTGGTCGAGTCGCGAGTTCCGTACAGCACTGTCGAAATCTGAGATCTTCGCCGACGAAAGCGTGGGGATGTCGCTCTCGACAATAGATCCTCCGACGGTAACCAGCCCTTTAGCGTTGACGGTGACCTTGGAGTAAGTGCCTGCAGTGACGCCAGAGTTCGCAAGCGTTGTTGTGATGGAGGTAGTGCCCGACCCGGTGACGTCGCCGTAGACATTGATCGTCTGGTTGGCGGTCAAGTACCCCTGGTTCTTAACGAACTCGGTGGTGGCAATGCGGGTGGAATTGTCGGAGTAAAGGCCTGTGGTAGCGGTAGCTTGTGAACCAAGACTAACTGTGGATCCGAAAGTAAACGCGCGACTGATGGTAACGGCAGAATTGCCGCTCAGCGACAAGAAGGCACCCTCGCCACCAATAGGAATAATGGTGCCAGCAGTTCCGCCTACGCCACCAGTGCCGAATCCGTAATAGAGAACCTTATCGACCTCGTTGAAGGCCAGTTCTGCGTTGTAAAGACTCGGTGGGGCGCCGGAGCTTCCGGATGTTCGGCGCTTAATACGTATGATATTGGCCATTTACCAGTTGCCTCCATCGACGATGTGGTCGTTGACCCACTTCTGGTCGACGGCCGAATAAACTAGTAGGTCAGTGGCCGCAGGGCTAGTGACCTGAACGTCCTGGAGACCGGCGAGCGTGCGGGTATTGAGAGGAAGCACGTTGGCCACGTCGGCCGGAACAAACTTCGCCTGAGCGGAGCTATAGACAACGACTTGGCCGGATTGGGGGACTCCGGAGAAGTCGTCCTGGTCCTGGATCCGTGTAACGATCCTGTAGGCATTCATGTGCGGCCTCCACAGGAATTTACACCGTGCAACACCGCTCGTCCCAGCGCAGATCGACCGATCTGCTGCGAGGTTCTATCGTCAAGTTGAGCAAGCAGGAGGACGGGGCACCATTTTAATCGTCGGACGATAATAAGTCCTCGTCGCAACTCGAGGCCTAGCAACTGCTGGCTGCGGTTTAGCAACCACTGGCTGTTTTTGGCCAACCACCCTGAAGTTGCTGCATGCACACGGATCGCAAGCGCAAGTTTCGCCACACGGACATGCCGACAGAGCTAAAATCAAAATCCAAATCATGATGTTGCCCTCAAAGAAAAAGGGGTGGCCATCAAAGGCCACCCCATAACAGCGCGACCGAGATACCTTACAGAGCGCCGAGCAGAACGCGACGGTTGTCAAGTACCGAGAAGCCGTATTCACCGAATCCGTAGAAGCCAGCGCGGCGCTGACGATGGAAGCTTGGATCCTCAAAGATCTCAATTTCTTGACGCCATGGCATCACGAAACTGTCGTCCTTGCTGAGGTCGAGGCCGACGCACAGCTCAAGCTTTTCGTCGTTGGCGCTACCGAAGTCCAGCGTGCCACTGAGGGTGCTGGTGAAGTAGGTCTGATAATCTTGACCCACGCCGAGTTCGTCGAGGTCGTGGAGCTTTACGCCAAAGATCTGCGTAAGGCCGTACTCTTCGTTGCCAGTGCCTGCCAAGAAGATTTCCCGACGGGTGAAGTCATCCACCTGGGAAAGATCCCAAGTGCGCATGTCTTCCATGGCTTCTGGGCTGACATAAAGGTCAGTTAGCTGGCCACGATTAACCGATGTGCTGTTACCACCCGCATTGCGACGCATGATGGTTTTCATCAAGGCCACTAGACGTTTGGTGAACAGGCCGGGCGTAGCTGCGCTGTCATAGACCACCAAGCTACGACTGTTGCCAGCCGAAACAATAGTGCGCCATCCATCGTCGTTCATCTTGCGAACGAACGATGCTTCCAAGACCTGCATACAGCGACCAACGATGTCCCAACGGGCATCGCGAGCATACTTTAATGCAAAGTCAATGGAGTCAGCCACTTCGTACGTTGGCACCATGACGAAGTCGCCATTGACGTGCTTTTCAGGGATGCGACCCTGAGCTGGCACGGTGTAAGCAACGAAGTCTTTCTCAGTTCCAGGAGCAAGGAAGTCGAGCGGGAACTCAACAGCCGTACCTGGGGCAAAGTAGATGGGGTCAAAAATGCCCGTGACGATATCGCCCTTCAGAATCCCCTGTCGCAGGGGAAGGGTGAGTGCTTTGGCTAACTCTTGCTGAGCAGCATAAGCGGTTTCAAAAGCATGGTCACCGGCGCGACGGAGAAGGCCGACCATTTCTTCGCTAGGCTTCTTCATGTCAATGTGTCTCCTGGGTGGTTACCTGATCAGATTTGTGGAAGGTCAACATAGACCTTAACAAACCCTTCGGCGTCCACCTTGCCGGCGAACTGACCGATCTTAGGATTAGTAGAAGCGGTCGGGGTAAGCAGCCCGCTCGCGCCGACATAAGCAGTGACACCGGCGTCAACCGAGCCTGACACGCCGGATGCGATGCGGTCCGTGACAACCCAACCCTTTTTCAAGAGGGGCGTTTTCTCGCCGATGATTTGCTCATCGCGCTGAAAGTTTCTTTTTTGACGAGTTTGGTCGATGTTGACAAAGTTGGACAAGCTGATACCAGCAGCCACTTTGTCTGAGCTATTGGCAGCAAGGCTGACAACGCCCGGTGTGTAAAGGCCAGCGCCGCTAGCTGCGGTGCTGTA